TGCCTGTGAAAAAAAATGACCACGCTATGGACTGTGTTAGGTATCTAGTTCATGCTGTTGAAGGTGCGAATAAACCAAAACGCAGGGATTCGTACAGAACTCCTAGTTTCTTTAGACAAGCAACAAGTTGGATGGGTACATGAACGATTTAGCATATTTACACGAAGTTTTTCAAGCAATGCAGAGTAGTAATAAGACATTTATGAAAGCTGCAAGAGAATCCATGTATTTTTACACGGGTGGGTACGGAACTGGACAATGGGATAATGCTGACATTTCCAAGTTAAGAGCTGAAGGACGTCCTCCTCTTCAGCTTAACATTATTCTTCCGAAGGTCAATCTAGTGACAGGAATTGAACGGCAGGGCAGAACATCGTACCGTGCCAGACCCGTAGAAATGAATGATGATAATGAAGCTAAGTTAATTACTTCTTTATTATATCACCTAGATAAAAGTCAATCTTTACATAGTGTATTTAGTCGTGTATTCAAAGACGGTGTGATCACAGGTAGAGGATGGGTTGATATGTCGGTTGAACCAGGAGAATACTTTGATAGTAAGATACATATTAAAAGAGAATCGTGGGCAAATGTATTGATGGATCCCGAAGCTACTACTCCTGATTGTTCACAGTGGGCAAGATTAGCTCGTACCAAACTATTATCTATCTCTAAAGCAAAGGATATGTTTCCAGATGCGCTTAGAGATGTTAAAAAAGCTGAAGATATACAAGAAGCATTATTAGGTGAGGAATCACTTACTAACATGGAATTAGGTAGTAAATATAAAAATGTAGACCCTAACTATGGTTTTAGAAGCATGGAAGCCTACAATATGGATGCACATCGTAAGAAGATACGCATCATTGAGTTATGGGAAAGAGAGTATGAGAAAGAATTTTATTTGGTCAATCCAAAAACAGGTCGTTTTTCTCAGCAAGGATTTAAAACAAAGCGTAAAGCAAATTTAGCAATCAAAGAGTTGATGGAAAGACCTGAAATGGAAGTTGCTCCTGTAGAGCTAAATGTAGTTGCAAAAAGCGTACCTAAGACTTATGTTACTATTTTTGCAGGTGCTAGGGTGTTACAGGAGAAAACAGCAAATCCATACAGACATAACCAGTTTCCGTTGATACCATTCTTCTATACTTTTGAAGATTATGGTAATACAGTGGATACTTTTGGATTGGTAGAAAATTTAAAAGACCCTCAAAGAGAAAAGAATAAGCGTAGGTCACAAGCCTTAGATATTATTAATCGTTCTCCAAAGGGTGGTGGTATCTTTACAGGAAACAAGGTAACTGCTGAACAGATGAATAGAGCTTCTGCAAACGGGGAATGGATCGGGATTCCTGGTTACAAAGGAAGAATATCTGATTTTATGAGTCAATGGTCTAATCAGCATACAGCACTTGTACCAACGATAGCTTCATTTGAACAGCGTAGTGATTTTGATGCAAAGGAGATCAGTGGTGCTACAGACCCAATGATGGGTAGGGCAACCTCTTCTACAGAGTCAGGACTCGCTGTACAGACTCGTATTCGTCAAGGTATGAATACTTTAATGGAACAAATGGAGAACTTAGACACTTGTAAGAAGAATACACTAGAAATGGCTATTGAAAATATGCAACAGTATTATTCAGTAGAAAAGATACAAAGAATTATTGGAGCTGAGTTTGATCAAGTTGAGCCTGAAGAACAGGCAGAAGTAAATCAAATTATCGGCAAATTTTTGGACAACTTCTCAAATATGGAGTTTGATGTGGTCTTAGATCAAGGTCAAAATACTCCAACAATGAGAGCGTTAATGGCTAACCAAGTCGGGGAATTAGTACGCAATGGGTACGCTAGTTTATTCCCATTGTTTGTTGAACTATCCGACATGGAAGCATCCGATGAGATACTGGAGAAATTTGAGCAGGAACGCCAAGCTCAAGTCCAGTCACAGCAACAACAACAAAAACCCCCACAAATGAGTGGAGAAGGAGTAATGCAATAATGAATGAATCTAAGTTTCAATATATTGATGAGGAAAAGGAACTAACTGGTGAAGAGTATAGCGACTCTGAAGTAGAAGAATCCCCGACCAATGATGAGACTGAGGTTGAAGCAGAATCAACCGAGACCCCTGAGTCAGAAAAGCAAAAGCTACAAGTAGGCGACAATCAATTTGATTCCGTTGAAGAGCTTTTAAAGTTTGCTGAAGAAAGGGATAAGTCTTATACTAACTTACAAAGCCTAAACGGCAGACAAACCAATGAACTTGGTGATTTGCGAAAGATGGTAGAAGAATTGCAGACATCTATACAGCCTCAAGAAGAGCCTGAAATAGAGCCTGAGTTTGACGAATATGACCCTGCAAAGCAAAAAGAGTACATTGAGTTTATGGCTGCTAAAAAAGCACAGGATATAATAGAACAGCGTTTTCAAGCTGAAGAAGCAAAGAAAGCTGAGACAGAGTATAATAGTGCTATGGATGCTATGATGAATGATTTTATCGAAGCACATCCAGAATTAGGTCAAGATGAGTTAGCAAAGATTGCTGCTTTTGGCGATGAAAGGGGCATCACCTTTATAGAGGATGCCTATAATGTTTGGAACATTCAGAATCAACCCGTTAAGGATTCTGCAAACCCAGAGATAGACAAAGCTGAAAAAGCAACGGAAGCAACAAAGATACCGACCACACTGTCTAATGTTAGTACAGGAAACGAGTCGGACACAGACTACGATAGTCTAACACCAGAGCAATGGGCAAATCTATCTCCTGAAGTTCGCAAGAAAGCCTTAATGGAGGTTAATTCTGGATTTTAATTAGGAGAATAAAATGGCTACAGTTTCACATAAAGAAGGCCCTTTTGATTCATCTTCTGGTTACGGAAATACATCTCCACAAACCGATGCAATGCCTGGTGGCATAATGGCTGCAATGATCGACTGCTCTGTACAAAACTTAGCAAGTTCTGATGTTTGGCAAGCTATTACAGTACCTGCAGGTTCTATTGTTGTCGCAGTCGGAGCTGTAATTCTTACTGCTGAAGGTGGTACACTAACTATAGATGTTGGTGATGGTGACGATCCAGATGGATATTTAGATGGTTCTAATGGTAATACTGCATCAGCATCTTATAGTAGTATAAATGGAACTACTGGTTACAGTGGTGGAAGATACTACGCAGCAGAAGATACCATTGATGTCTTAGCAAATAATGCAGCAGATGCAGCAAAGATTGTTGTCTGGTGTAAATTCTTCAAAACTAATCTTAACTAATAGGAGTCTATAATGGCAGCAAATTGGGCATCAGGCCTACAGGTTTCACGATGGGCAAAAGAACTCCAGAGTGAAATTAGTAAAGGGGTTTACTTTAGTAAATTCATGGGTGAAGGACCAGGAAACGCTATTCATGTTAAGCAGATGGAAGAAGGCAAAGGTAAAGATGTTACTTTTGGTTTTGTTTCTCAGCTTACAGGAAGTGCAATTACTGGTGATTCATCATTAGAGGGAAATGAGCAATCGTTATCTACCTACTCAAATACAGTTAGTACTAATCAAAAAAGATTAGCTGTAAGAGATACAGGTAAATTTACGAACTCTAAAGTGCTTTATGATTTCAGAAGCACTTCCCTAGATCTTCTTAAAACACAGTACGCAGAACTTATCGATGCTGATATTTTCTCTGCACTATCTCCAACAAGTGGTACTCATGCGTATTACAGAGCAGATGCTTCTGCTTCTGTTTATGCTTCAAGTGATCCAAAGGCAGATTTAGATGATGGTGATGATATTACTTTAGCTGATATTAGTGCAATGAAAACACTTGCTCAGATAGGTGGTGCAGCTAACTACAGAATGAGACCAATTCGTGTAGACGGTGACGACTATTATGTATTGGTAGTGCATCCTGAAGTTGCTTACGACCTATTTGAATTAGATGAGTTTCAGCAAATTCAGCGTGAAGCTCAAGTTCGTGGTGATAGTAATCCATTGTTTAAAGGTGCTTTAGGTATCTACAATGGAGTTGTAATTCACGCTCACGAAGGTGTTCATATTGGTTCTAATGCAGGCTCAGGTGGTAATATTGAATTTGCTAGAAACCTTTTTATGGGCGCACAAGCAGCTTGTTTTGCAGAGTCCTCTGATATGTTCTGGGTTGAAAAGACCTTTGACTATGGAAACCAACTTGGTATTTCAGCATCAAAGATCTATGGTGTAGACATTTCAGATTACAATAATAAAGATGTTGGTGTAATTCAATATCTTTCATCAAGGACTAATCTGTAATCAATAACCTAGAGGGGGACTAACCTCCCCCTCTTTATTGGAAATATTATGACCTTATCAGAAATAACAACAGAAGTCAGGAATATTACAGGTGTAGACTCTACATCTGTTTTAGCTGATTCAATCATACATGACCTCATCAATGAAGGTCATTTTCAACTTTGTGATGAAGCTAATTTATTACAAGGATATGCAACTCGTAATTCAGTTATAGATCAGAGTGAATATCAAATGAAAGATAGTAATACATTAGTTACAGACTGGACATTAAATCAGAATAATTTAGATGGTGCAATCAGCACAAGTCTATCATTAGAGTCAATGACTCGTATATATAGAGTAGATTATGATGGTAGCATTTGTCAAAGAATTGGTATCAATGAAATCAATGATATTGCAGATGATTCTTCATTAAGTAATATTACTACAGATAAAGCATTTTATATCCATGAGGATAAATTAGGAATATTTCCTACTCCTACTGAAGTAAAAGAAATAAAAGTATATTATTATTATGTGCCACATAAAATGTTTATTGATTCTACAGTTGATGTTTCAAGTGGTTCTACAGATGTAACGATGGATTCAACGGCTGATGTTAGACCAGGTATGTCAATAGTAGGTGCAAATATTGCAGATAATACTATTGTAAGAAATATTACTAATTCTACTACTATCGTTATTACAGCTAATGCTACAGGCACAGCATCTAATCAATCGGTTACTTTTGGTAAACCAGAGATAGATGAGCGTTATCAAAGAATATTAATTTACTATCCTTGTTGGAGAGTTTCAGAAAGACTTAGAGACTTGAATTTAATTTCATATTTTAAAAATGAATGGTTAGAGCAAAAACAGCGAGTAATACTTGAAAGACAGTCCAGAGATGGAAGTACAGTTCTAACTGTTCCATATAACGACTTTTAATGGCTAGAAAAACTATAAGAGATTTTTCAGGTGGCTTAGTAAGCTATCAATCTGAGTTTGATATCTCAGATAGTCAATTCCAAAAGTTTGATAATGCTATCAATACTAAGCGTGGTAGTATTACAAAAGTAGGTACAAGTAGTGCTAAATCAGCAGCTATTACCACTATTTATGATAAAAGCACTGAATTTATTCGTTATCGTACTGAAAAAGATGGTAGTGGTAATGATAAAAGCACTGAATGGTGGGTAGTATCTAATGCTGATAAAGTATATAGAGCTAGTGTAGAAGATGGTACTTCAGGTTCTTGGTCTACATTAAATACTTATTCTACTTTAGGAAGTGAACTAATTACGAATGGTGCTTTATCTTCTAGCAGTTCTTGGACATTTGGTACTGGATGGGTATTTAATGCAGGTGAGCCTCCATCTGTACCTGCTCATGTTTCTTATACACTTAGCTCTGGTGAGGGTGCATTATCTCAGACCAATGCTAATATGGCAGGTAGTTTAGAAAAAAATAAGATTTATAAATTACAATTTACAATTTCAAATATAGGAGGTGGAGCAAAAGTAGATCTAAAAGTTCAAAGTGCAGATCTTAGTGAGACATATATTGATACGACACGATTAGCTGCAAGCACACATACTTTATATTTTTCACCAAAAACAAGCAACGCAGGTATTGCATTTTACTCAGTTACTTCATCTGAATATTCTAGTTATAGAATTGATGATATTTCTGTTAAACAAGCTCCTAGTAATGACCTTTTAGTGCATAATCAAATTTTACGAATCAGTGATGGTGCTTTTTTAAACGACCCTAAATGGTATGGACATATTAAAAGAGATTTTTTTGGTCAAGGTATTAGTTATAATTTTGATGGTTATCGTTTTAGACAGCCTCCAATGGCAACTGCTCATAATGATTGGGTATTAGAAGATACAAAATTAACTGCTCCTATCGTAGTACCAATGAAATATGCTTTTGATCAAAATAATAATATTAATACTGTTAATCAAGTTGGAATTTTTGTTCATTATCCTGATGGCACATCTACAGATCCTGAACTTATTCCATCTGTTGCAGGAAATACATTTAAAAGTAAAGATAAATATACAGTTACATTTTTATATGATTATGTTCAAGAGAGTGAACTAGGTAGAGATGAAAATGGAGATATAGGAGTATTTTCACAAAATGCAGTATCTGGCAATGGAGAACACTGTCCTTGTATTCAAATAGTTCCGTTTACTGGAAATTCACTTGCAAGTTGGAATAAAAGAATTACAGGTATTAATTTATATTGGCAACCTGAAGATGATGTAGATTTCTATTTAGTAGCTACTTATGATATACAAGATGGTTTTGCTGATGACCCTAGAGCTAAAGATTCTGCAGAAGATGTTGTAATTAGAAATGATGTAACAATAAAAACTAATAATGGATACTGGATACCATGTATGGAACCGTATGGTGAAACAGCCGATAGTTATGAAAATATTAGTGGTTCAACTTCTAGTACATTTACAGAAGAAGATAGTACAAGTAGTTGGGGAACTAATTTTGTTGCAAATAATATGGTTTTTGTTCATCCTGCTCGTAATGCTACCTCTTTAGGAGATGTGTCATTGCAACTTGCAAAAACTATTACAATTATTGCAAATATAAAATCTGTTAGTGGTACTACATTAACAACAGGAATTGGATCTGGAGCTACTGTAAAATGGAAATCTTGGAATGGTGAAGAGCAAGATGTAGATGCTCCATTTAGTATGACTAGCGCCAGAGCATTTGTAGCTTCTGTATCTACAGATAAACTAGCAACTTGGTATATACCAAATGATGGTCTAAAACTTGCAACCTATAATTCACTTACAGGAAGAGCTGCAGAAACAAGACTAAAGCCAATAAAATGGAATACAGCAACAGTAGTAGGTAACAAAGCATTTTATGGGAATATAGATTTTAAAGATGAGAACGACCAAACAATTCGTGAAAGAAATCGCATTGTCTTTACTGATAACTTTAAGCTTGATGAAGCCGTGGTTGGAACAAAGTTTTTGGATGTTGGTAAGAATGATGGGGATGAAATAACTGCGTTACATTCATTTCAAAATAGATTATATGTATTTAAAACAAGAAACATATACATCTACAGAATACAAAGCGCACAATCTGTTAATTTTATTTTAGAAAGACATATAGCAGGTACAGGATGTCTGCATAAACACGCAGTGATAGATACACCTTATGGTATTTGTTTTGCTGATAATAAACAGGTAAGTCTTTTAAGAGGATTAGAAATATCTGAATTATCTTTACTGATTAGAGATACTTATCAAGGCTTAACTTTAAATGTAAATGAAGGTGCATTGTCTTTAGGCTATCATGGTAATATAAATACATTAGTTGTGAATTATGATTTTGATGCTACAATAATGTATGCGTATAACTTTGATACACAATCTTGGTCTAAGTTCAGTGGTTTTTCAGGTCAATATCAAAGTCAGTTTGTATTAGATGACACTCAAGAATTACAAACATTTAATACTGGAACAAAGAAAGTTACTAATTTATTTAGTAGCACTTCTAATGACTCAACTTCTACAATGTTATTAAAAACAAAAAGATTTGATTTTGGATTACCTGATCAGTTTAAACGCTTTACAAAATTACATATTACTTACAAAGGTAGTGGTACTGGAACTGCTATGTCTTACAAAGTTTATTTAGATGGCAGTGATACACCTTCTATTACACAAGAAATGATTGAACATACTACCTTACAAACACATTCAAGTAGAATAAATGAGTTAGCTAAAAGTATTGAGATAGAGGTTTATGGTGTAGAAAGCAATGTAAGAATAGATGGCATAGATATAGATTACGATATAGAAGGAGGTAATCCATAATGTCAGAAACGATTGAAACACTTACAGATGGTAAGCAAGATAAAATATTTAACCTTAAACAAGGTTTTTTTAGTCCCAGAGAAGGGAAAGATACTGATATGGGAATATGCACAAAAGATGGTAAGTTCTACTTAGCTGTAAAGCTAAATGAAGAGTGGCATTTCTCTGAAATAAAGAAAGCAAAGGATTTGTAAAATGAATGAACAACAATTACAGGCTAGATTAAGAGAAATTGATGCAATGTCAGTTATGATACCTGAAGCTGCAAAAGAACAACTTAGAATGGAAGCTAGGGAAGAATTTCGTAAAGCCGAAGAAGAAAGAAAAGGTATAGCAGCAACAGAAGCTGAAAGAGCAGAAATGCTTGAAGAAACTAGAGGAGAAGCACAAAGATCTTTAGGAGAACTTGAAAGACTCATCCAAACTTCAGGAGCAGCGCAAAGAAGATTAGCTGAAAGAATTGGTGCTAGATCAACAGGACAACTTATGAATCAGTTAGAGCGTGCAATTCTAGGTGCAGGTGGAGATCCACAAGTTGCAATGTCATTAGCACCAACTGTACAAGAGCAAGCTGAGAGAACACTTCTTGATAGACTTAATACTATAGAAGCGAAAACTGCACAACAATTACAGCAAGTACCAAGACTTGGCTTACAGCAGGCTACTACAATGGCTCAACTACAACAGCAACAGCAAAGAATTAGTGATGCAATGGAAAGAGCAAGAATGAGTCAAGAGTTGGGTATGGCTCAAATAGAAACTCAAAGAGCA